AAATAATAATGCTTTTTTAGTCATTGAGTTTAAAATAGTTTATTTGTTTCACTGGCAATATCTTTTTTTAGCCGGGTTACATCGACTTTAAAATCAATTTTTTTGATTTCATCTTTGTATTCATGGAGTGTGTTGAGCAGGATCTCGGCAATGCCGTCTGGAGTCTGTTTGACTAATTCACTCTTTACATCAATTTCCCACACTCTACCATCGGTGAAATCTAATCTTACCGAATCCAGATAGGCCACAGGCATGGTGTTCATGTACAAATCTTCAAAAACCTCCGGCCATTCTTTTACGAGATGGCGCGGGGGTTTGAACAAGGGATTAGGCATCGGCAGTTTCTTCTGCCTTCTTAACCTTCTTGACTGTAGGATCGAGTTCTTCGGCTTCTTTGCGCAATCCTGCAGCTTCTTTGTACATGGCATCTGCTTGACTGCGATAGCTCTTAGCGATATCTTTGTCTGTGAGCACAGCGTCAGCAGTAGCCTGAGCTCTTACTGGTGCAGGTATGTCCGTGTCCACAGCAGGTGCTAGATCTTTGACTTCCGCTACCTGTGTGACTTCTGCCTTAACTTTAGGAGCACCTTTGACAAATGTGTAAAGATCGTCCACCGCACAGTTTTTCTGTTCTGCAATCAGTGTGTTTAGACTGCTTAACAGCACAGTATCATTGGTAGTAGGGGTCATAGTCACAGAATCTGTGGCTACTTTCTGCAATCTTCCATCTGCCTGCATGGCCTGCAACATGGGTCTACCATCGGTAAATGTACGTATAAACATCATTTCGCCTAGTTCAAAGGCCTCCTGACATTGATCTGTTTCTACCATGGTCATGATTGAATCGTGATATGCATCACTGAGCTGTGTTACTGGTAATACCAATGCCATATTTGATTCGCCTGGCAATGTTCTAAACACCACAAGTACTTTCACGCCTGTGTTGTTGATTCTACCGATATGTTTTAGTGGTCGTGCCATTTTAGGCCTCCTTTTTAGCTACAGCTTCTAAGAAGGTGTTTAGCTTGTTGAAAGCTTTACCCACGGCTTCTAGTTCTGCTGCTTTGAACGCTCCTCGTTGTGTAGCAACTTCGATGATACTTCTCAGCGCAGCAAGATCGCTGACATTGAGATCTGGACCCTGTGCAGGTGCAGTGTCTTGTGCCGGCGGCTGAGTTACAACTTCAGCTTCTTGATTTTTGATTTCTTCTGACATTAGGTTCTCCTTAAATGGTTACATGCAAGCATGAAATACGTTAATTCTTTTTGATCTTCAAATCCTAGATAATGAGTAGAACGTAAATTTCCAGATTTATCAATACCTGGCTGTTTGGCCAAGCAGTAACGACCTCTCAATTTGGTCTTGACCCATTCTTCTACACCTTCAAAAATTTCGTTATCTGAAATAGCGATTTTGCTGAAGTGAGGAGGAATGGTCTTGAGCCTTCGCTGTTTTAGTACATCAATAGGATTTAGATCAAACATCGTGAAAATATTTATAGATCAATTAGATTCGAGGGTGGATTCTTGGCCGAGTCTTTTGGACATGGCTTTAGTGTGACCCAGTTTGGCGACATCACCTGAAAACAGATATAGTTCAAATGCAGATTTTTCTTTCATAACTATGATATGTTTTTTATTGATAAAAAAAGGAGAATCGATAAAATGATCTAACCAAACCAGCACCTGCGGTGTAAATGCGAATTCTTTTGGAAAGTCTATTTTATAAGTTTTAATTTTAGCATATTCTTCGATGAACTGCAATGCCTGTTCTGTCAATCTAAGACCACCTTGAGACTTTTCTCTGAAACTCCACCACCATACAGATCTATATTGTTTTACTGTATCAGCATCGATGGGTAATTCTGCTGCCTGTAAGAACACCTTAGTATAGGCATCCTTAGAGCCCACGTTACGCAACCTCTTCGCCAGCAGTGAGTTTGACCACAGCAAAGTCTTTGGTCTTAAACAGTCGATTTAATTTTTTAGCCAGATTGTGTGCATGGCCAGGATTTGAGAATGATACTTTCTTATATTTGGGACCAGGATAGCTGGCCACCAAACTACCGCTCTTTAGATTAAACGGCTGACGTTGATAGAAAACAGCCCAAATGGCTTCCGAGTCCAGTATCTGCTCGACTTTGAAAGTTTCTTTGTTGGCATATTCTAAAAGTATCTTTGGTTTTGGTCTCGACATTTTTATACGTGTTCCTAATTAACCACGTATATATTTATCTTTTTAGAACGCTCCGCCGTCGAACTTAACGTCTATGCTTTGACTGGATTCTTTGATCTGTGCTAGCATACCGTGTATTTCCTGTACTGTACGACCAAGTTTTGTAGAAAAAATAGCTAACTCAGTGGTAAGATCTCTAGCTTCCTGTATAGTGATACGTATTTCTTTTTGTTGGCTTTTTTCGGCAACTGATATTCTCTGAAGTAATCGTTCGACTGTAGGCAGCACAGTAGGCATGTTATTTTGAGACATTGGCCATTACCTGTTTCATCTCCATTTCTGTTTTAAAAGGACCCTTGTAGGGATATCTTTCTAAGGTGATCTTTTTAGGACAAAAACTTTTTACCCAACCTTTTTCAAACTTGATGGTATAATAGCCTGCGCAGTACAGACTTTTAGAATCTAGACTTTTGGTAAACAGAGGAAGTTTTTTGCGGATGTCGAACATGGCATTATGCGGTGCTGTGCTAGTTGCATAACCGTGAACTTCATTAGGTAGTGCATGTTCACTTTCTTTTACGATCTTAACAGTAAAGAATTTTTTACCGAATGTTCTAGTAACGTGTTCTTTGGTTTCATAGATTTTTATTCCATCATGATTGCTCATCACAAATCGATTGTCTTCGTTTTTTCTTAGAGTAGCAATCTTCTCACCATTCTCTTCGACAATCCAGAACTTGTTGTCTATGATAGTTTTTGCATGTAGTTCAGTCATTGTGTTCTCCCAACAGATATCTGTTTTAATTTTGCAGGTGTCTTCATACTGACAAAGTTTGAGTTTCATTGACATACCTCGCATTTAAAGGCTCCGAGTAACTTGCGGCTTGATCTGAAATCTTCTTAAGGTCATATAATCCACAAAACTTCATTAATCTAAGACCAACTTGGCTGACATTTTTATCTGCACTTGTGGCCTTAGTAATAGTTTCTATAATGATAGACTTGATGTCATCGGGTTGATGACTAAGATCAATTAGTCTACGATTGCGTTCATAATCTTCTAAGACTCTGTGTTCGTTACCTTCGTGGTCAGTCCATCTCTGTAGCATGAGATTGTTCCACGCATATCCTTTGCTTTTACGATCTTCGAACGCTTCACTAAGACCCACTTTTTTGCTTGTGCCTTTAGTACGCACACCTGGATACGCTGAGAAGACATTATCACTGGTATCACCACGCATGCATTTTTCAAATAACAGCCATTCTGGATCTGGAATTGCTTTTGGTTCTTGTGTTTTTTTGTCAATGATTCTTTTGCCTTTGTCATCGAAGATGCCCTCATGTGTGATTACATGTTCCATAACACCGTTATATTGTGTGACATTAGGTGCAATCAATTGTACAAAATCTGTGTCAGTACTGATAATCACATGTTTATCATTTGGATGGCTCTGTATCCAGCCTGCGATCAAATCATCTGCTTCTAGTTGTGGATTCTGCATGACTGTGCAGTTAGTTTTATCTGTGATAAACTCTTTGAATGTATCAAAGGCTTCCCAAAACACGCGGTCTTCTTCTGCTTCTTTTTCTGTGTGAGCTGCACGAGCATCTGAACGATTACGCTTGTAAGGTGCATAATAATCTTTGCGCCAAGATCTGCCTTCTAAACAGAATATGACATGACTGCCGTTAAACTGCTGCCATGCCTTGCGGATTGAATTTAGTGTGATGTGAAACGCCATGCCTAGTTTGATATCAGCATCACCGTTGATCACGTGACGAGCACGAAAGAATGTATTTGCTGTATCAACTAAAATATAGGTCATTGATTTGTCTTCTTTACTGTTTTAATATCTATAACACCTGTGTTCACAGGGCCGCCAAAATCGCCATCCACCACAACATTTGCACAGAGTTCACGGAACCAACGATCTACGATTTCTTCTTCTTTGTCACCATCTTCACCGTATCCCTCTTGCTTTAATTGTAGCACAAATTGGTCATTCCAGTCAAGCTCAAAAAAGCCATTACGTATGTTATCTTTGTTGA